GCAGAAGCACCATCAAATAAATCGACTTCATAATCAAGTCCATCATTATCATAGCGATTTGTTTTTTCAGCAGCAGTATTACCTGCACCTACACTTGTATCAATGATAGGATATTCTTCATCCATAGTTCCGTTCAATGTCTCCCACGCTAAACTCCACGCATTAATCATAGCAAAATAAAAAGTCGTTTACTAAACTTTCTGCTCTTTCTTGTCCAAACTTTCCTTTCAGATATCCTGACACAGGATCAAGTTTAGTCATATAAGCATCGAAGTCTTTATAAACACTAGTGTCTTCACCAGTGGGTTTCTTTAATTCTACCATATCCTTATACTTTGTCAAGTATTTGGTAAACATTTCAAGATGATCATCAACCTCATCCATTGTGCATTTAGCAATATAAACATTTTCAGAGAAGTGGTTACCTGGTTCAAAGAAACGATAGTCTCCTTTACTTTTTGGCAATCCGTCAACTGAAAACAAATAATTCTCTACTGGATGTTGATAATCAAAAACTATGATGACTTTCTTTTGAAAGAAACCCATCAAGTCCATACCAAAACAGGGCAGGTTACTGCCCGTCTTTGGATATATGATATTATTGTAAATACAACTTTTATCATCCCATATTTCAACTTCTCTTGCTTTGATAAAATAAGGAGTTGTGTATGTCTTTGCTGTTAGAAAAGTTCCTTTACTTTCCCATTGTGCCCAAACGCTCCCTGCTCTATTATGAAGAGGGAACGTTTCGTGTAGGACATCTTTATACTTTTTCCACAGGTTCATCTTTCTCTGGCATATCAAAGTCTGCATCTACTTTATCATATAATTCCATAAATGACTGCTTTGTTTCATCATCAAAACGATTTATGCAAACTTGAATTGCTTTCGCTTTGTTCTTGAAGATAGTGTAAGCACGAACGATGTGAACAAGTCTACGTGTACTGATTAACTCTTCAATACCACCATCATAGAATGTCTTACGAATAATGTCTGCCCAATCTACAAGTTTTGTAAGGAACTCATCATCGTGACATCCGAAACTTGCAGAATGTAAACGAAGAAGTTTAATTTCATTATTTACACTTGGATATGCTTGCTCAAATGTAACAGGAAATCTCTCTAAAAATGCTTCATTCAAAACATTTGTTCCAATAAATCTACCATCATCAGATCCCTTACCCTTTGTATTTGCTGTTGCAATTATGTTAAACCCATTCTTTGGTTGAACAAATCTACCAATCTTTTTAAGGAACAATCCTTTTCCTTCAAGAACAGGTTGTAAACAAAGAATTTTGTTTGATGCTAGATCAATCTCATCAAGTAATAGTATTGCACCTCTCTCAAGTGCTTCAATTACAGGACCATTGTGCCATACTGTGTTACCATCAATCAAACGGAAACCACCAATTAGATCATCTTCATCTGTCTCAATAGTAATGTTAACACGAATAAGTTCTCTACCTAACTGAGCACATGCTTGCTCAACACCAAATGTTTTACCATTACCAGATAACCCAGTGATGAATGTAGGATAGAACTGCTTAGATTGTATAATCTTTTTAACATCAGGGAAGTTTCCAAACTTTAAAAATGTTGCGTCAACTGCAGGAACTAAATTCTTTTCTGATGCAGGAATTACTGCAGGGGAGTTGAAAGACTTCTCGATACTCTCAACTGCTTCAACTGTAACTTCAAGATTCCACTTGCCTTTAGAAACTTTGAATGGTTGTAGTTTCTTTGTGACAGTTTGATATGTGATATCATTCATTGCACAGAATGCTTTGATATCTGCTGTAGTGATCTCTGTACCGTATAGGTTCTTGAGTTTTTCGATTGCTTGCTCGGAAGTCATTTTTGTTTCAAAAGGCATAATAATAAAAGTGTTGTTTCTTAACTATAGTATTATTATAGTCAAAAAAAGGGGTTGATGAAACCCCTTGTGTGCCACTTTGTCAACTGGTTTAAACTGTCTTTAAATAATCTATATGGTCTTCTAACTGCTTAACTAGTTTATTTTTACTAAGTCTACGGTCAAGTTCAATACCGATTGTACGTCCATAATCCTCTAATTCATCTTTTGATAAACTTGATAAATCAAGAGGTTCTGGGTCAACAGGGTCTTCTACTGATGCAGGTGCTGTATCTACTACAGGTGCCTCTTCAACCACTGGTGTTTCTACAACTGGTGATGTAGTGGTTTTTCCGTGAATCAAATCTCCAAATCTAGACATTTTTCTATTGTGTGTAAGTTTATTTATCTGATTCTTCTTCAGCAGGTGCCTCTGCTGCTGCTTCGGTCTCAGGTTTTTCCTCTTCTTTGGGTGCATACATTTTAGCGTATGCATCATACATTGCTTTCGCTTCCTTTGATGATATTCTAGGTGTCATAGTATTGCTGTAATGTACCTCTATTTATCACGCTACTAATTCTATAAATTCACTTAGTATCTTTTTATTCATCTTCTTTCCTTTTAGACTTTTTGCAAATGCTCTTTTAATTTCTGCTTTAGTTGCATCTTCTTTTACAATTAACTCACCATCATTGTTAAGTGCAGATGATGCCATACCAAAGTAAGTATGATAACCAGAAGTCTTAATTGCAAAAGATCTTTCTTTCTTCCAACGACGCATCATTTTTTCTGTAGCTTCTGTTTCATATCCACAATATCTACGAATGAATGAACCACCTTCTCTACTTGGAAGAACACGAATACCAATAAAATTAGTTTGTGGAAAATTATCTCTTAGGTTATGAAGTAACATATCAGTGCATTCATATCTACCACAATCATTTGATACATAAGTTTTACCTAACTTACGATCACGTAACACACAGTTTTCTCCAAAGTAGTTTGTACCCATATATGGTTCATCTTCCCATTGTCTTTGAACCTCACGATGATACTTAAGTGGTTGACTTTCTCCATCTGTAAGAATTACACATTGTACTTTTTCTGCACCAGTTTTCTTTTGAAACTGTGGAAGTAATTGATGTAAAGAAACTAATGCTTCATTTAAAGGTGTTCCAGATAATCTATATCCATATGGCACATCCAAATAAGGTGTGCTTTGTGACCAATCAAATACACAGGCAGATCTCCAAATATTAATCATATGGGTATCTAAATCCTTTGACTTAGTTTGACTACTAAACATATTCAATAAAGCAAAATTATTACTTACTTCTGCCATCATATTCTTGGGTTCATAGAAAGTCTCTTTATTTGCATACATCGCAGGTCTAGGATAATCATTTGAAAATGCATAAACTTCATAAGGTATTTGTACTTTGCGACAGAACCAGATAAGATTATAAAGTTGCTTCAATGTATCCATCATTACATTATTCATTGATCCAGACCAATCAAGTATGAATACTAATCCGTGGTTTTTTCCGTCAGGAACAACAGTAACTTTCTTAAAAAGATCTTCACTAAATCTATAATTGATAAGTTTAGTTGTATCAAGAACTCCAGTGCGACTTGTAGTAGCACGAGCATATGCACCTGCTGACTTTTTACACTCAAACTCTTTAACAAGATAACTTACTTCTTTTTGTGCAGACTTTTTGAAAGCATAGAAATTTTTATCTAATTCTTCATATGGATCATAGGAGTCTGGAATTCTTTCTGGATTGCAAAGTGAAATAAAGTAGTTTGGATTTTGTTTGTACTGGTTTTGTATTCTTATATTTAAATTAGTCCAATGCTCTTTAAATTCTTTATGAACTTTCTCATTTGATATTACGACTTGATCTATATCTACTTTTGGTAGTTCAATATAATGATTTTCACGACTACCTCTGTTGATTAAATCTTTGAGTGCTTCATCAAGAGCATCCATTGTTTCAACTTCTGGTTCTGTATTTTGTGGTTGAGAACGATTACTGAGTTCATCCATCATATCTTCAATCTCTTCAATTGTTGGTGGTTGAGATTCTGATTTCTGATAATCTAAATCTACTTCTTCTCCAGACTCCTCTGTTTCTGATTTAGGTGAACCATTTAAAGTCTCATCACCTAAGTCTATGCCTGTATCATTCTCTACTTCCTGTCTTTCTTGTTTATCTTCTTCTATCTTCTGCTTTGTTAAGTCATATAATTGCTTTGCAAGAACAAGGACTTCATCAAATGTCTCTGCTAATTCAATCTTACTTACAAGTAAATTCTCTTCAATATCAAATTCAATATCTACAAAATGTCCAATCTTAAAGTATAAATTAACTCTATCTGCAAGATTTAACTCATCTAGATCTTTGTTTTCAACCTCAAAGAAATCTTTATCTGATAGTTCGTGATATGCATTGTAGAATGTCTTGTTTAGTCCCTCATATCTTCTTTTAATTAACTTCTCAATACGAGCATCTTCAACAACATTAACAAACTGTTGAGGTATCTGAACCTCTTTCCACCACTCTGTATTTGGTGTGTAGAGTGCG